TTAGGATTCAACTTGTTGATGTTCTCGAACATAATCTTCGGTACGCTGCATCGCTTCCTGAATATTAAAAAGTGCAGTCTCTACATCTTTCAAGGTTTTGGCATTACCACCGCTTAAAGCCTGACGCCATTTACGTGCACCCGGCAAATTCTGGAACAGTCCTAAAATATGACGGGTAATAATGGATAAAGGTGCACCTTCGGCCATGCGCTGGGCAATATAAGGCAGCATCTGTTGCATAATGTCAAAACGGTCTGGTGCATCCAGATTCCATAACTGGCCCAGTTCAGCCAGTAAGTAAGGATTATGATAGGCTTCGCGGCCAATCATCACGCCATCCACATGTTTGAGATGTTCCAGCGTTTCGGCATAGGTTTTAATTCCGCCGTTGATCTCGATCAGCAGATCAGGACGCTCCTGTTTTAAACGATAGACATCTTCATAACGTAGGGGTGGCACGTCGCGGTTTTCTTTAGGTGATAGACCTTTTAATAAGGCAATCCGCGCATGCACGATAAAATTATTGCAGCCGGTTTTGGCCACGGTATCGACAAAATGCAGCATCTCTTCATAAGATTGCATATCATCAATTCCGATCCGGTGTTTTACGGTCACTGGAATATCCACCGCATGACGCATTTCAGCAATACATTCTGCGACTAGATCAGGCTCCGCCATCAGACAGGCACCAATTTTATTATTTTGTACCCGGTCACTTGGGCAACCTACATTTAAATTGACTTCGTTATAGCCCCAGTCCTGCGCCATCTTGGTACAGATTGCCAGATCTTTTGGATTCGAGCCGCCGAGTTGCAAAACGATTGGCTGCTCTTCCGCATTAAAGTCCAAATGACGTTTGGCATCACCGTAAATGATTGCACCCGTAGTAACCATTTCGGTGTACATAATCACATTCGGGTTAAACAGACGCGCAAAGAAACGATAGTCTTTGGTGGTCCAATCCATCATAGGTGCAACGGATATACGTGGAAGCCTTGATATATCAGTGTTTTGTTTTAAATCAGTCATTTAAGCACCTATGAGCATTCGTATCATTTACGATAAATTTGTATCTTTTCCTATCTTTTTGCAACTCTTGCAACTATATTTGCAACCATTCCCCGTTCATTTAAGAAATAGTTGCAAGCATGGGCTATATCACAGAGTTAAAATCCAAAACTAAAGGTACCAGATACAAGGCTGTGATCAATATTCGCAAGCCAAGTGAGGGTATCGAGTACTTTGATACTGAAACATTTAGTACCAGAGCTTTGGCAAAAGCATGGCTAAAAAGAGAAGAGGACAGATTAGAAAAGAATCCTCACTTGTTGTCAACCAACAAAGATGCTGTGGCATCTGCAGCCATGTCTTTGGCATCCGCAATTACCAGGTATAAATCTGAAATATCGGATTATGGTAGGACCAAGGCATTTACCCTTGAGATGCTGAAAAAGTTCGATATTTCCCAAAAGTCTTTGGCAGATCTGAAGCGCACTGACTATGCACAACATGCTTTGCGTAGACGTGACGGCTACAAAAATGAAAATTATGATTTAGATCCTGTTGAGCCGAGTACTATTCTTTTCGAGTTCCAGTGCATCAAATCAGTATTGGACCATGCTGAATTGCTTTGGGGTGTCGAGATCGACTTCAATGAATATGAAAAAGCTGTTAAAGGTCTGAGAAAGTCCCGTGTGATTTCAGAATCTGAAGAGCGTAACCGGTTGCCAACGTCCAAAGAATTGCAGGATCTGACCACGTATGCGTACATGGATTTTCATTTAAAGAATTATTCAAATACGCCTTTGTATTTGATCATGTGGTTAGACATATACACGGGTCGTCGTTTAGGTGAATTGCCAAGGCTTGAAATACAGCACTATGATCGTGAGCACAAGAAATGGTACCTGGAAGCAGTGAAGCATCCAACGAAAAAGAACAATGACAAATGGTTTGTGGTCTCAGATGAAGCAGCAGAAATCATTGATGAATTACTCAAGCCTGAAATCCGTAAAAAGTTGCTTTTACGTGGTGGTGATGATCGGTACCTGATCCCAACACATGAGGAAAATATTGCACGTCATTGGCAGAAAATTAAGAAACAAGCCGGCATTGATGATTTACGTTTTCATGACCTTCGGCATGAAGCAGCAACACGATTGGCAGAGCAGGGCTTAACGGTACCGCAGATCCAACAGTACACGTTGCATGATGATTGGAATAGTCTGAAACGCTATGTCAATTTAGATATTATTCGAAAGGATCTGCTCACATATAAGCAAGCCATTGAATATGCAAAAACCATTGGCATTGCTGAGGCCATTAAAAAAGCCTCTGATTAAGAGGCTTTGTATAGGTTACGAAATTCGGCTTCAGTCACTGCTTTGATTGGGTACTCTTCATCAATGACGATTGGTATGCCATACACAGATTTATAGTTTGGTAGCCATACCAAAGCTGAACCAATGTGCGATTTTTCGCTCAGAATTCTGAAATTTTCAGCATTCATGATAATTGCATAAGGTGGGTCTTTTAGCTCAGTGATGTGCTTTCGAAGTTCTTCAATCATTTAAGCCACCGCCATTTTTTTAATTTTATTAAACGTCTTTGCATCCAATTCCTTTTCAGCAACCTTGAAAAAACGCATCGCCAGCTCCTGCGCTGAGTGATTATTTTTCTTCATGATCTTGGCATCTTGATCAAGCAAAGTGACAGTCTGGTTGATGCGTGTCAGCATCGAATTGACCTGTGACAATTCAATATTCAGTAAAGCAATTGAATTACCGTTTTTGCATTTGTCCTTGGCTTCAATCAATCCTGCACGTTTGGCTTTGAGTTGGTCGCGTAGATCCAAAAGATCATCACGGCTAAATTGTTGGCTAAGTTTTAAAGGACTCAGTTCTAACAGTTGTTCTTGTGCATTTTCGAGTTTCATTACCATTCCCACATTTTGTATTTAATAAATAAAGTGCCATTTGCTAAGAGCATCAGCTCAAGCATCAACAAGAAAAACTCTGCCATTGGTGAACTCATCCTGAATGCGTTGAAATTCTGAAACAGCAATTTGTTGTGCCATTCCATTAATCAGTGATTGAAAATGAGCAAAAATATAAAGTCCGAACTCAGCCATATTGAGCAGCTGTGGATCTTCTAAACTTTTTGATTTGATCAATTCAATTTCGGCATGACTGGCAAGCTTGAGTTCAAGCAATAACTGGTAGTATTTATCCAGGTTATGAATATCTACATTCACAGATACATCGGTTGGATCACACATGAATGGTTGGCCACTGTATAAATGGCCAAACACTCGATTATCTTCAAGACGGTCAATAATGCCGTTCCCTGCAAAATGGATTCCTGAAAATTGAGTACTGTTTTCAGAGATAAAGCTCACTGCCACATGGTCACCAGTATTCATGCTGCCACCTGTTTTTTTCGACGTTTAATTGTCTGCTTTACGGAATGTTTATCACGACAAATAATGCAAATATGCTCTTCACCTTTACCTTTGATTTTGAAAGTCTGCTGACCATGGTGTGCGCACTGGCCCTGAAACTGAGATTTTCCTTCAGCAACTGCTTTTATTCGTGCAGCATTATTTGCATCTCGTCTTAATCGTTCTGGTAATGGAGCTTGAGCTGGTTTTACAGCAGATTTATTTTTTTTAGATTCTTGGACTGAGCTGAACATGATTTCGCGCATCGTAGACTGAGCGTTATAGCCTTCAGTTTTACGTTTATGCGAAAGTTCAGAGTGACCAAATGGAATCTGATCTGGTTCAGATTTGCCCTGAGCCTTCAGGAAGTCGTCTACTTGTTGAGCAAGGGCAATGGATTTGCCCTTTTTGATAAAAACGTCATGGTCTAAATTAGTGTGCATACTGTTCACCATTCATGGCTTTATGATCGTGCTGAGCCAATGCAGTTTGCTGATCGATATACACAGCAAGGTCTGCCAAATTGACCATCCAAGATGCTTTTTGTTTTTCGCCCAAACGGATCACAGGAAACGGTAATTCCTGTTTCACTGCTTTACGTTTGGCAATTTCAAGTGACATGTGGCTCAAGTAGTCTTCAACCACATTTTCAAGCGGTACCACTGGAGACATGTAGCGCAACACAAGCATCGTGTACGTGTTGATAACTGGAGCAAATTTACCTTTCACTTCAATTCCCCTAGTTCCTTGAAGATACGTTCAGCCGTTTTTACATCAACGGTTGCAGGTACCACATGCTGACCAGGCATGTGAAAAGTAATCACATGCGCACCATTGTTATTACGGATCACCACGTTGTTCACATTGCTCATATTGATAATGTGCTTAGTGTGGTTTAAATCAGTGAATTGCAGCATCGTCGTTCTCCAGCAGCTGCTTCAATGCAGCTTGTTTTCGCTTGAGCTTGAGTTGATGTTCATACGCCTTTAAGACAATAAAAACAGAGAAAATGAACATAAAAGCAATAATGTAAAACGGTGCATATTCGTTCATGACACATACTCCACAGCTTTTAGTGCTGCATTTAAATGTTTTTCTTCATCAGACAAATAGCTCAAATACTCTTCATCAATTTCTTTAAGCATGCATTCGCAGCATTTTGATGGATGATGTTCACAGCCTTCAGGTTCAGGCTGCTCAACTTCAGCAATTAGGCAATGGCAGCACTGTTCATCCGTGAAATTTGGACATTTATCCTGGCATGGGTGCTGATTCATGCTGATTCCTCAATAAGTTGATTTCGGTAAATACGACGGACTTTTTTTTCCAAAGTCTGTTTTTCGATTTGATTCAGTTCTTCAGCTTCAAAAGCTGCTTGAATGAACGCAAGGGCTTGAGATTGGGCATCCAGTAATGCAGCGCTTGAAAGTGCATTAAGTAAATTTTCGATAGCTGCGTTAATCTGCTTCATGCTGTTTTCACGACACATAACTTTCTCCAGATTCGAGCAAAAAGACTGATCTTTGCTGGCTGAGCGAAATCTTCAGCTTGAAGGCGTTTAAAAACGATTGATTCAAAATTACTTTTTTTCATTAAAAAATACCTTTTAGGTACGATGACAACCAAAAGGATATTTTTTAATAGGTATTTTTGTCAATACTTAAAAGTAATTAAAATGCCTAAAAAGGTATTTTTATGCAGAAAAGATACAAAATAATTGTACAAAAGAATATTTTAAGTATGTTTTAAGGTTGTTTAGACAACAAAAAACCACTCCGTGGAGTGGTTTCTGGTATTTATTGGGCTAAATTAATCTTTGATAGGTTGTTTTTGGCTAGCTGGGTAAAACGCTACGATTGGAAAAATATTTTTAATGTTATTTCTATCTAAACTCAAACGTTCACCATCAAGTGTTTCGATGTCCATGATTCCGTCACGTTCAAATAAAAATTCCCCTAAAACGATCTCTCCTTGAATCGTAATAAAAACAGCATCATCCCCAGATTCAATGATTTTTTTAGCATCACACAGAAAAACGAAACCGACTTTATAAGGTTTAGGATAGCCACTTCCTGTCACTTCAAAAGCAATTGGTGATTCAACTGTGGGTGAAACAAAAATAGAACTTTTAGCCGTAGGCAGTTCTGAAATTTCCAAGTCCTCTCCTTTTTGAATTTTGATTGAATTCTTAATGTTCAAAATTCTATAACCATTTTCGGTTGTAACGGAAGAGGGTTCAGCAACTAAATTGGTATTTTTTAGGTTATCAGCGACATTCTTTGTCGCTCTACCCGAATTATAGGCAACTCTGAACACTTCAGCTTTGGTATGTTCGTGGTCAAGCCATCCTTCAGGCACATTGAAAGCATCAGTAATTTTCTTAGCATTGTTGTTGCCAATGTTTTTGGGAGCATTTGCAGAAAGATATTGATTTAAAAGGGTATATTCAATTCCAACAAAAGTAGCAAACTCTTTACGTTCAAAAAATTCGAGCAACTCTAATGTATTTCTTTTTCTAATTTCTTTAACCGATAACATCAGGTTTATCTCCAGGTGGAAATTTCAGTCAGTAGTGACTTACTTACTTACTTACGTACTTACTTGGCAGGTATTATCAGCTAAAACATTGACCGAAAAAATACCCTACAAAACAACTAAAACAGCTTTAAAGGTAATTTATTTTTAATCTGGGGCTTGATTAAAAAATACCGAAAAGGTATTTTGTTTAAAACGAATACCAAAAAGGTTGTTAAAATGTGTACTCCATTCAATGAGTTCATCGAGCAATTACATAAAGATGGTGGTCTTGAAGACTACGCCTTACGTGTTGGTACTTCTCCACAGTATTTGTTCACGCATCTGAAGCATCGTCGCAAGATCCCCAACAAGCAGTTTATGCAAATACTCGCTCAGGAAAGCAATGGGGCATTCACTTTCAAAGACCTTGTGCTTTGGTTCTACGGTTTGAAGACAGCTTAGACAGCTTTTTCTCAAATAAATACGATTATTAGACAGGATTAAAATCATGGTTAAGAAAAATCGGAAAGTATTACCGCTGTCGATGGCTCTTCGTGCTGCTGTTTACAGTGAAACAGATCATTCATTAATGGCCCATATTGCTGAAAAGAACTGCTGGAATATCACAACATTTCGCAATTCATTGTGTCCGACCACGACAACACATAAAGCCAATATTTATCACCTTGAAGCCGTGCTCGCTGAAACTCGTGATCCAGGCATCATGGACAGTCTTTGTGCTATTCATGGCAATGCGGGTTGGTTTGAATTTCCTGAAATTACTGAAGACTTGGATCAATCGAATTACATCAGCAAGGTTGGTGAACTAGCACAAGAACAGGGTGAATTAGCCCAATCGATTGCCAATGCTGTTGCAGATGGTCGGATCACTAAGGTTGAAGAGGATGAGATTTACCAGGAAGTACTGGATCTTGTTCGAGTAGCTACATCTTTGCTGGCTATGGTCAAAAAACAACGTGAGCAGGTGGCGTAATGGTAAAGCCTAGATTCCAATTGGATGATGTAAAAGCCAAAGCGCAAGGCCTTTGGGCTGATACGATTTTTCCAAGATTCAATATCGATGTGCGATTTAAGAAAAAAACGCCATGTCCAGCATGTGGTGGTCGTGATCGTTTTCGTTATGACGATAAAAATGGCAATGGTGATTATATATGCCAGCACTGTGGCGCTGGTGACGGCTTCAGTCTTATCCAAAAATGCACACATTTATCGTTTCCAGACACGATTGCAGAAGTTGCAGCCATTGTCGGACTTGATGCAACGTCAAATATCACAGATGCAGACCGTGAAAAATGGCGTAAAGAAAAAGAGTTACGTGATAAAGAACAGCGTGAACTTGAGCGCAAGCTTCAGGAGAATATTGCACGTAAAGCAGAAAGCATTTTCCGCAATGCTTATTTGGGTGATTTCAGCCTTTATTTGAAAAATAAGCAAATAGACAAGGAACCAAAAATCAAGATTACGCATGACGGTAACTTACTGATCCCTGCATACGATGAGCACGGCAAAATGTGGAATGTGCAAACAATCACACCAGATGGCCAAAAATTTTTTATCACTGATGCTGGAGGTCGTACTGGTGGGTGCTTCTTTATGATCGGTGAAGTACAGCCTGATTTGTATGACGCTCACATCATTTGCATTGCTGAAGGTTATGCAACAGGTATGTCTATTCACATGGCAACAGGGCATCCAGTGGCACTGTCCTTTGTGGCAAATAATTTACCCAAAGTTGGTGCGGCACTACGTAAAATATATCCAAAAGCTGTGTTTGTCTACTGCGCTGATGATGACAGTGCCAAAGAAGATACAGGCATTAAGTATGCCCAAGAAGCACAATCAATTACAGGCGGCATAGTGATTTTGCCTGATTTTACGCAAGTTCAGGAGTCTATCGCATGAATTCCAAAGCTTATACAGACTTCAATGATTTGCATGTTGTTTGCGGGTTAGAAGAGGTAAGCAAACAGATTAATTCTGCTATTTCTTCTTTGCAGTTTTCCCCCGAACCCCCAATAAGTGAAGCCCACAATTTTCAGGGTCAAACATTGGATGACATGGAAAGTAATGCTGTTTTTGAAGGGGTGCAGGGGAGTATTTCGCAGGAAAATGATGTACCTGTTGAAAGTAAGCAGAAACCTGAAATCAATGAGGTTTTGCTGCAAGGCTATCTGAATCGTTATTTTTTAGTTGAAGGTAAAACTGAAATTTGGGATAGCGAGCAAAAAACAGTGATGAAAAAAACTGCTTTTATCGCACTGATTAGCCAAAAGTACTTCAAGCTATGGTCTGCTAAACGCCAAGTGATTTCACAGGATGTATTCCGTAATCACATGGATGAAGCCAATGCAGCCACTATTCAGGAATTATTAGATAACTTTGTCATTTTGGCGGGCACTCAAGAATCTTGGAATATTAATCGTCGTGAACGTTGGCTTAACAAAGCAATCAAAGAGGCATATCCAAATATCTATGATTTATGGTTTAAGTCTCCAGTACGTAAACAAATCTATCATCGTAATTTGATCTTTGATCCGACTTGCTCTCATGACTTAGATGAAAATTATATCAATATGTTTAATGGTTTACCTTTAGATGTATTACGTGATGCGAATGGAGCTCAAATCTCTGTACAGGATGCTGCAAAAATGTGTCCTGGTATTATTAGTTTGATTCATCATTTATGCAGTCATGAAAAAGAAGCGGTGATGTTCCTGCTTAAATGGTTAGCTTATCCGCTTCAGAATATGGGTGGAAAAATGGCGACTTGTGTACTCATGCATGGTGATACTCAAGGCGCGGGTAAATCATTATTGTTCGGTAAAATCTTTAAAAAGATTTATGGTGACTATCACACAACGGTTGGCCAACAGCAGCTGGATTCTAACTATAACGAATGGATTGAAAATAAACTTTTCGGTTTGTTTGAGGAAATTGTAGATAACAAGAAAAAGCATAACGTGATGGGGATGATTAAGCATTTGATCACTGGTGAGACTTTGTATGTCAGTAAAAAGTTTGTCAGTGGTTGGGAAATGGATAATCACTTAAACACAGTGTTTTTATCTAACAATACACAGCCATTGCCTATTGAAGAAAAAGACAGACGCTTCCTTGTCCTTAATCCGACTAAAGCTTTGGAAGGTAAATTGTATGAAGCAGTGATGCAAGAAATCAATTCTGAAGGTATTCGTGCTTTCTTCACTGTGCTCATGGGTATGGATCTAGGTGATTTTAATGGTCACACAAAGCCACCAATGACCAAGGCTAAAAAAGCTTTGATTGACTATTCACGTCCAGGCTTCGATACGTTCTATACGGATTGGAAAAATGGCGAGACGAAGTATCCGTTTATCTCGTGCAAATCCGAACAGCTCTATCAAGCATTTATTCAATGGACTAAAAAGACAGGTGAGCATCCAATCAGTATGAAGCGATTCATAGGGGAAGGACGTAAGCATGGCTTTATACCTAGTGAAAAAGCCAAACATTGGAAAGGTATGAAGAAGAGTGGCCAGAATAAAATTATTATTATTGGAGTTAAGCCAGATGATAAGAAAGAGCAGGATTGGTTGGGGTTGCAAGTTGAAGAATTTCAAGATAGTCTCGATGGTACTCCAGAGGTTATGGGCTATGGCAATATCTAAAATAAGCATGCCATGTGAACCATGTGAACCTTTGTGTGAATCATTTTCCTACAATGGTTCACACGCCAACATACTGAAATCATTAAGTAATTATACCCATGTGAATGATGTGAACCATTTGCATGCGTGCGCGCGCGTAAAGATAATTTCACTTTTATGTTTTTCTGTCCTTAAAAACATTAAAAAACGAATTTCTCTCACACGTAGAAAATCATTAAAACCATTCACATCATTCACATTTTTTAAAAATGCTTATAAAGCGTTAATAATTAATAAGAATTTATGTGAACCTTTTTTGATTAATCATTCACACATCATTCACATCATTCACAAAATTTAAAAAGGACAACAAAATGGAAAAATATTTGCGTTTGTTAAATCCTAAAACTACAAATTTCGATGCAATCGGTGGTGGTAGCCATGGCTCTATGACTGCACAGGATGTTTGTGTGGCACTGAGTTATGCAAATTTGACCAGTGTTCAGCAATCTTTATTGAATCTTTATGCAATGAATCAAAACTCTATTGAGCAAATCAAGGTAACTACAAAACATATTCAAGCTGAATTGAATACGATGAAGCGTGCAGATCTCTCTGAAGACACAGAAATTTCGATTTTTATTGCCCTTGTTGAATTAAGTAAAGTACCTGGTAGTTATAAACCTTCAGTTCGTAACAGAGCTGTCATTGGTGGTGTGAGTAAAGATCGAGTTCAGCGTAAGCTCAATCAAGTAGTCAATGAATACAAAGGTCTTTTTGAAGATGAAATCAAAAAGATTTCAAGTAAAATAAAATACCAATTTAAAGATTAAATTACTAAAAAGGTATTTTTGGTATTGACAGGTGCGACAGTTTTAATCTACATTTCTCCACAATGCAAAACTGTTTTTAAAGCGCTGTAAGTTCTTAAGAGTCTCTACCCAGAGGCTCTTTTTTTATGGCTGTATGTCAGGCGCGGGGCAGGGCATACAGTCTTTTTTTTAAGGATGACCGCATGGCAAATAATCAGATGATCGTTCGCATCTCAGTTCAGATGCCTAAACGTCGAATGGTATTGCTCACAGCGCTTCATGCAGTGGACAAGATCATTCAACTGAAAGCAACACAGAAACTGCGTGAATTAATTATTAAACGTTCCATCAAAGTTACTCCGGTGAAACATGAACAAAGCACCACAGAAAGCTAAGCGTCCATGTCTATCATCTGGATGTAAAGACTTTGCATCGAACAAAGGATATTGCGACAAACATCAGAGTCGAGTGAAGCAACGTGATCGTGATCGCGGGACTGCACATCAACGTGGCTATGATGCCGAGTGGAAAAAACATCGTGACCAATTCTTGTTGGAACATCCGCTGTGTGTTGAGTGTCGTCGTAAAGGTTACGTGATGCCGGCAACGGTGGTCGATCACATCATTCCACACAAGGGCGATAAGGATCTGTTCTGGAACAAATCAAATTGGCAACCGTTATGTGAAACACACCATAACATCAAGACTGCATCTGAAGATCGTGGTGCTTGGATGCCAGTAGTGAACAAGCCTGTGATAGATCCTGATCGAATGAATCCTTTCAAAGTTGGTGACACAGTGACTATTGCAAATGATGTGATCCTCAGCCGACTTGGTTGTACTGATCAGGATCAATGGGAAGTACTCGATGTGCTCAATGAAAAGATTCTCGAAGTATCCAACGGTATGAAGATACAGCAACTGCATTTTTCACATTTTAAAAATATTCAAGGGGATATGGGGTCAAAAGTCTAAACCGACCTCCCGCTAAAGACCGCCCCCCCATGAAATTTTCTCTCCGTGAGAAAAAATCAAAAGGGAGGGGGGTATCAGAGGTGATTTATGACTGATAAAGATTTCACATTCCAAGCTGGATCTGAACTACTGCAACCGAAGGTAGCAGTAAAGGCAAAAATCCCGCCTAAGCCTGCAGGCTTGACCAAAGTTGCAAATGCAGTTTGGGAAGAGTTGGGACCAAAACTTGTTGAAGTTGGTCTGCTTAGTGAGGTGGATGGAGCAGCGTTTACATTGCTCTGTCGAAATATTTCTGACTATGAGGCTGTCTTGGCCAAGTTACAGACCGTTGATGACTTCGTGGATGAGACACCAAATAAATTTAAGGTCCAATCCGTGTGGTTCACATTAAGAAACCGACTGCATGATGACATTTTGCGACTGTCCAAAGAATTTGGTCTGACTCCAGCTTCTCGAAGTGGTATGCGTGGTGCTCAGACGGATAAGAGTCAGCAATTGGGTCTTGGGTTTGAAACGCCTGAACCAACGAAACCAGAGAGTGCATTTACAGTGCGTAGACGATCATGAGCGAAAGAAATTATTTAGAAATCATGCACCAGTACTGCAAAGACGTGCAAACAGGTGTACGAATTGCGGGAAAGTTTGAAAAATTAGCAGTAAAACGTTTTCTAAATGATTTAAAACGCCAAGAAAACGACCACGATTTTCCATATTCATTCAGTGAAGAGCGCATGAATCATGTGTGCTCATTCATTGAAAATTTGCATCACTGGAAAGGTGCTTTAGCGCGTAAGCATTTCATCTTAGATCCATGGCAAGTTTTCGTTGTTGGCAACATTTTCGGCTGGGAAGATGAGGACGGTATCAGACGTTTTACTGATGCTTATGTCGAAATTTCTAAGAAAAACGGCAAATCTACCCTTGCTGCTGCCATTGGTTTGTACATGTTATGCGGTGATGGTGAAGCGGGTGCTGAAGTTTATGCAGCAGCTGCCAATTATGACCAAGCAAAAATTGTGTGGCAGGATGCCAAACAGATGGTACTGCTGAATGCTGAATTAAGAGCAACATTTGGTATTGAAACGACTCAGTATGAGATCCGTTCGACCACTGGCAACGACAACAGTATTTTCCGTCCGATTGCGACAGACAAAGAAGGCAGTAAGGACGGTAAAAACGTGCATTGTGCCATTCTTGACGAAATCCATGCGCATAAGGATTCAGAAACCTACGACATCATGGCAGATGGTGTCATTGCTCGTCGTGAGCCTTTAGTTTTAGGTATTACCACAGCAGGCAGTAATAAAATTGGGGTCTGTTGGCGTGAGCGCTGTAAAGTTGTCGATATTTTGTATGGTAAAGATAATTTAGAGCGTTATTTCGGCATCATTTTCACCATCGATAAGGGTGATGACTGGCGAAATCCTGATGTTTGGCCAAAAGCCAATCCGAGTATGGGCGTTGCTTTTGACACGAATTACCTGCAAGGCAAATATAAAAAGATCAAAACAGCTGCTGAAGAAAGCCGATTCAGGCAGAAAAGTTTGAATGAATGGGTACAAGGTGCAGACAGTTGGATTGCTTCCAGCGAGTGGGAGATGCTGGCAGATCCGAACGTCACTGAAGATCATTTCAAAGGAAGTGTTGCATTTGGTGGCTGTGACTTGGCAAGTAAATTGGACTTGGCGGGTTACGTGAAATGGTATCCCAAACTGATTGATGGCCGTGTGCATTGGTATATTTTTGCGCATCAGTACATCAATGAGCATGTCGTGAATCAGAGACGGCAAACGGATGGTCAGAAACGTCCAGATGAATATTTAGATTGGGTCGAAAGTGGCCATCTCATTGAGACACCAGGAAACGTCACCAATTTTGGTCGAATCTGCACGGATATTGTTGAAAGTCATGTTAATGCGAACTTTTATGAAATCGGATTTGACCCATTTAATGCATCACAATTTGCTGAAGATTTAATTTCACATGGCTTGGATGCAATTGAAGTTCGTCAGCAGGTGAATCCGTTAAGTATTGCGATGCGCTGGATTGAAGAATTGATCCGTGATGGGCGATTGCATCATGACGGCAATCCTGTCTTGCAATGGTGTGTTTGCAACATTGAAGTCAAAGAAGATAACAACAGCAACATTTTCCCACGTAAGCCTGATAAAGCACGAAAAATTGACGCAGGTGTGGCAGCGATTATCGGTGCTACACGGGCAATGCTTTGGGATAAGTTGGACGTTTTCGAGTTGGTACCAGGTGAAGGTGATGCCGATTGGGATGTTGATGATTATTTGAATAATTTTGTGGCGGTACGACGATGAAGACAAGTGCAAAAGTAGCAAAACATCGGCTGAATTTCTGTCTTGAAAAAGACAGAATTCAATCTGCTGTTTTTAAGGATCGTGAAGTCGGGAATCGAAGTGCTGGACCAGATGGATTTAAGCGCGGTGTGATTTTCGATTCACCACGTAGTCAAAGCAATATTGCTCGAACTGCAACATTTGATCGGGCAATGACACTCAGTGCTGTATTTGCTTGCCATAAGATTTTGGCTGAAACGGTGGCAAGTTTGCCCATTGAAATGTTTACTTTCGATAAAAGCCGTAACCGAACACAAGTATTTGACCATGAGCTGATCAAGCTTTTGCGAAATAAGCCAAACGATCATCAAACATGTATCGAGTTTAAAGAAACCTTGATGCTGAATTTGATCAATGGAAATGCTTATGTTCGAAAATATTATTGGCACAAGGAATTAATTCAGCTTGAGGTCATAAACAATGGGGTTGTGACCCCAAAGTTGAATGACAGAGGCAAAGTTGAATATCACGTTTCCTATTTCAACGGTAAAAAGGAAGTACTGACAACCAAAGAAATTTGGCACATCAAATTATTTGGCAATGGCCTTGTGGGGATGTCGCCTTTGGCGTATGGAGCACGAACAATTGGGATTGGTCTTGCGACAGATGACAAAGTTGGCAAGATCATGGAAAACGGTGCAAAACCTCATGGTTATCTAAGCACTGATCCAAAAGTCAGACTGAAAAAAGAACAGCGTGATGGCCTTCGTGAAGAATTCACTGACATGATTTATGGCGATGAGTTCTTTTTGCCAGTTTTAGAAGGTGGTCTGACATTTAATAAGATGTCTTTGACACCTGAAGACATAGAACTTCTTGAAAACCGTCGATTCACAGTTGAAGAAATTTGCCGATTCTATGGAGTTCCTAGTGTCCTGGTGAATGATACGAATGGATCAACGACATGGGGTAGCGGTATCACCGAGTTGGTGGATGCTTTTTACCGGTTTGGTCTTCGTCATTATTTTGAACGAATTGAAGAATCGATTCGCTTGAATCTGATTGAGCGTATGGATTGGGATAAATACGAATTCGAATTCAAGATTAAAGACCTGCTCAGGGCTTCAATTAAAGACCGTGTTGAGATCAACTCAAAACGAATTATCAATGGGCAGTCTACGATCAACGAAATTCGTCGTGAGGAAGGCGACCCAGTTAAAGAAAATGGTGATCAGTTGTTGGTTGCAGCGAATCTTGTGCCGTTGGATCGGCTGATTCAAACGCCACAGGGGAATGTTAATGAAACAAAGTAATCGTTTAAAAATGCGTGAAAAACCGCGTGTGGATCTGCCAGATGTGAAATGTCGTTTTTTACAATTGGCACCACAGGAAATGCGTATTGTTCCTGCTGAGGAAGGCAGTACTGCTTTTCGCTTTGAAGGTTATGCCGTTAAGTGGGCAAGCATCAATTCACATCGTGAACAATGGGTGAAAGGTGCATTTGCTGACTTAGTGAATGCAGTGAAAGCGGGCGTTAAAGTCGTTCACATGTATTACAACCATGGATGGTGGAATTATCGCTATACCAATCCAGCCATGGCATTACGTATCGGTAAGTGGATCAGCATTGAAGAGGACGACATTGGTCTGAAAGTGATTGGTGAATTGACACCAGGGCTTTGGCTTGCTGATCAAGTTCGCGCCATGCTTGAACACGGTACCATCGATGGCTTCTCGATTTCATTCTATGAACCAAATCCAATGGACATTGAAGAGGTTGTAGGCGAAAACTACATTCGAATTCATCGTGGTGATATTTACGAGATTTCGGCATGTGATGAGCCTTCAGATCGTGATGCCCGAACGACTGATGCTGAATTGAGTCGAGTGCAGTCCATGGATGATATGAAAGCATTACTCAAAGGGCGTGGATTTGGTGATGACGCAATTGGCGATTTAATCAATCGAATCCAAACGTTTACAAAACCAGTTGAACCACAAAAGAAAGTTGAAAGCCCATTATCTTGGGTGAGTGAGCTTGCTTAAATCAAAATTTAAAACCATTTAATTTTTAAATATGAACCGCCTTTATAGGCGGTTTTCTTTTTGCAAAAAGGAAAAAATATGAACGCGAAGTTAAACCATGGTGCAGCTGCCGTTGCTATTCAAATGCGTAATGCTCAAGGTGGTCAGCCTGCAAATTTGGATGAGTTATCTGTCCAATTGCGTACTCAAATCAGTGAATTAGATGCACTGATTAAGAAAAAACAAGATGCTTTAAAAGATGTCCCAGATAATTTAGCTGAAGAAATTAATAATCGTGCTAAACAAATCGAAGGCATTGCATCAGATATTGAACAAATCAAAAATGATCTGGTCAACCAAGCTAAAAATCTGCGTCAAGAAGATCAGGAAGATATTGCAGCTATTCTTATTCGTAACAAGGATGCTGTGGATCAGGCTTCGATCATGTATTCTCGTTCAAAATCAGTGTCTGATTCTGTCACGTTTGAAGGTATTAAAACGCGTAACATCATCACACTTGCTGGCATTTCAAATAAAGTTGGCAATGCCGCTGATGCAAAAGACATCACAGGCCGTACAGCTGCATATCGTCCATTAAATATCATTGATTTGATCAACTGGATTCCTGCTGATTCTGAAACGGCTTACTACTTGCGTGAAACGACTGCAAACTTCTTGGCGGGTATTATTCCTGAAGCTGAAGATAAGCCTGAATCTGAATTACAACTTGGTATGCTTCAGTTAAGCGTAGGTACCATTGCTCACTTTGTACGTGTGTCTAAGCAAGCGCTTAAAAATATGTCACAGCTTGCTGTGTATATCGAAACACGTTTGGCGTATGGCGTTCGTTTAAAGCTCGAATATTATGTTGTGAATGGTCATACACCAGCGCAAGGTCAGCAAAAAATCTTTAGCGGTTTATTAGAGCCATTGAACTATACAACTGTAGATGTTCACCACTCTGATACAGCAATCGATGTTTTAAACAAAGCGAAATACAAAGCGGCTGCAACTTATATTCAGCCTGACTGTATTATTTTGAACCCTGAAGATTGGGGACGCATCGAACGTATTAAAGGCACTGATGGTCATTACGTATTTGGCGCACCAGGTGCAGCAGTTCAGCCTGTAATTTGGGGTGTGCCGGTTATCTTTAGTGCAACGATGCCAGTTGGTAAATACTGGTGTGGTCCATTGAGCATGGCTTATGAAGGTTATTTGGACTCAGATGTCACTATTGTTGTCTCTACTGAAGACGGCAATAACGTGACTAAAAACTTAGTCACCATTCTTGCTGAAATGGATGGTTCAGGCGCAGTCGTATTGCCTGATGCATGTGTGGCAGGTCAATTGCCTGCAATTGGAAATGCACCAAATGCGCCAGTGGTGACAACCAATACAGATGCGAAACTTGAAGGTACAGCAACTGAAGGCAGTGTGGTTACGGTAACTGTTGACGGTGTGGCTGTGGGTGTTCAGCTCGTAGGTCAATCAGGTCAATTTAGCTTTGCACCGAACCCTGTCGATGAAGGTGATCAGGCTTTAGTCACTACAACTTTGGCTGGTTTGACTTCATCTGGCACTGTGGTTGTAGGTCCAGCACCTTAATTTGTATTCATGAAAAGCAGTCCTTCGGGGCTGCTTTTTTTAACTCTTTTCGTGTCGCAAAAAGGCTATTTTTATGAGTGATTTAATTGACCCCAACATTGTCAAAAAACAGTTACGTGTTCTGCATGACCGTGATGATGATTACATCGGATTACTCACCAAAGCAGCTTTAAAACATATTCAAAATTTCTTAGATCGACCACTTGAAGAAGTGACGGTCAATGGTGAATTGCATGAAGATTTGACCATTGCAGCCTTGTTGATCATCACAGATATGTACGAAAACCGAGCAGCTCAAACTGAGGTCAATCTATACGTCAACAATGCAGTGGAGTCTTACATGCTGCCGTATCGAAAAATGGGAGTGTGAGATGCCTAGAACATACCTCGAAAGTTTTTACGCTAATGAAGCAAAAGACCTTACAAATCAGATTAATAAGCATGCACAAGAAAAAGACGTAGAAATTCAGAGCGCACAGGTTTTTAAAAGTCCTGAAAGTGCCTGGTTTGAAGCAATCGTGGTTTTTGAACGGCCTATTGTCTATGAAGTACATGAAATACGGGCATCACCGATTAATGAAGAAGGATCTTTAATTCAAAACCTACTTAATCAAAACGGCAAAAGGTGAGCTCATGCAATCTGGCGAATTAGACCATCTATATGAAGTGTTGAAACGGACTGAAGAAAAAGACAGTGCCGGTCAGAAAAAATGGATCTGGACCAAAATCGGTGCATTTTATGGCGGTGAGGCTCCAGTCAACACCACGGCATTTTCATCATCAGGTGCGATGGGATCTGCCCTGGTAGTCCAGATCAATTACCGGCCTGAAGATTTTCCAGACTTGTTGGCTGAACATCAGTTGCGTGATGTCGATAGCCAGAAGATTTATGCGATTACCGGCATTTTGCCAGTCAATCGTGCCAAGCATCGCATTATGTGTACGGTAGGGAAAATATGACAGAAATTTCGGTGCAAATAGAAGGTCTTGAAGATCTTCAAAAACAGCTTGAAAGATTGGTGTCATTAGCAGAACAGGAGAAATATACATTTCGTGCGGCCAGTTATGCCATGACTCCGATTGTTAATCAGGCGCGTTTACTTGCACCAATGGCTGAACAGGCTTATTTCCGTTATAGCAAAGGTCGTGTACTTCGCAAAAATAATTTAGCACGAAAGAAAAAATATGCAGGTGTTGCTGCCTTATATAGCAATGTGGCCAAAGAGCGTGTCGGTCGGGGGCGTGTTGAAGTTCAACCAGGCGGTTTGAAAAAAGCCATTCGAAAAATACGGGTAAACCTAGACAAAAGCAAAGGTGTTGCTTTGCAGGTTCGTTATGGAAAAGCATTTTATTGGCGATTCTTGGAATACGGTACACCGCATATTCGTGCTACGCCTTTTTTACGTCCTGCCTATGAAATGCATAAGCAAACTGCATTAGAGCGATTTAAAAAACGATATGCGAAATATGTTGATGATGTTGTGAAGCGTAAAGCAATCCAAGAAGGTAATGAATAATGTTAGCCAATGAAATTTGCTACGCCTTGCTAGAACCACATTTCAAATGTGGGCCACATCCTTTGCCCAAAGGAGAGGATTTAGCTAATGGTTATGTGACCTATCAAGATATAAGCATCATCCCTGAAATGGCTGTAGATGGCTGGCTTGGGTTTGATCAGGTTCGCGTTCAGGTCAATGTGTTTAACCATCAGAGTCTAAAGGCATCGCAGGATGCGAACCAAATTAAGAAGATTTTTACCAAGCAAAATTCGTACAGTGGCTGTGTAGTCATTGGTCAACGTTCGGATTTTGATACAGAGACAATGCTGTATGTACAGCAAATCGATTTTTACTTAACACAATCTGACAGTTGTTAGGAGACACTATGACTGATTGCGCAGCGGGAACAGTTGATTCCCAGGGAATTAAATTAAATGTATCTGGTGGTATTTTTACACCAAAAACGTATATTGCAGATATTTTAGATCTGCCTTTACCTGCGGGTGAACGTTCAACTGATGATGTGACTTCGGTTTTATCAAAATTCGCTGAAAAACTGGCATCTGGTGTTATTGATTACGGCAATATTGAACTTAGTTTGCTTCAGCGTACCAATACTGATCAGCAAGTGACACTGGAACGAGCTTTCATTGATGGGGACTGCTTTGATTGGGAAATTGAACTGCCAGATGAAGCCAAAACTTCATATAAATTCTGCGGATCAATTACCAAGTTTGCACCATCCCGCGAAGCATCCAAGAAAAACCGTGTTGCGCTGACAATTGCAATCTCCGGTGCAGTGGATCACCTTGAAAATGGTGTTTCAAAGCTGACAGTACCAGCAGGAACCTAATTTAAAACTTTCAAAAAGACCCCGTTTCGACGGGGTTTTTTCATTCTATCTATTTAAAAAAATGAGAGGCAATCATGTCTAATTTAGTAAATGCATTCTTGGCAACAGTTGGTAAAAAACAATCTCAAATTGTTGAAATTAAAGATGTGGGAAGTGTTGGTGTCCTAACTTCATTAACCATGAAGCAACGTGCTGAATATTTTAATGAACGTAAAAGCCTTGAAGACTCGAAAGGCAATGCACTTTTACTGCAAACAACTGTATTTGACCCCGAAACTGAAGAACATATTTTCAAAAAATTATCGTTGGACGATATTAATAACCTTCCAACATACGTGACAGATCCATTGATCAAAGTGGCACTGCAAGCAATTGGTGTAACGCCTGAAATGATTGCACAGCAGGCCAACAAAGAGGTGGAGCCTGAAGAACTAAAAAACTCCGCGAACGACCAGAGCTAATGTTTATGTTTCAGCTCGCACTGCGGTTGGGTCGGACCGTAAACGAGTTGATGAGCAGTATGAGTGCTGAGGAATTCGAGTACTGGAAAGCATTTTCAGTATTCGAGCCAATCGGTGTTCTACGTGAAGATGCATTATTTGCCAATGTCTGTAAAACACTTGCTGATGTGCATGTGAAAAATGAACTGACATTACGGGATTTCACTGTGTTTAATCGCAATAAAGCAGAGCCTGAACCTGATCAAGAGCAAGTCATGCGTAACATCAAAGCATTGTTTGGAGCATTAAGTGCCAAGTCAAAAGCATAATTTTAAAGTTGGGAATGAAGTTTATATTCCTGACCTGTTTGCCCGTCACAAATTTCGGGTACCAGATGATGAACAATATATCGTGGACAAACTGATTGATGATGAGCGCTTGCAAGTCAGCATTGAAGACCGTTCATTTGTTGGTCATTACTCACATTTTGCAATTGTTCAGAATTAAAGGTGTAATACCCCATCAAACAATAAAATTAGATGGGGTATTCATGAATAAGTTTCTTATGGCAAGTCTGATACTGATCAGTATCAATCTGTATGCATCAGATGAGCCACGAAATGAACGTCTGGAGGGGTTGCAGAAACTTTTAGAAGAGGGTTCAGAATCAGAATTTATGGATTGGTACCCGGTATGTAATAAAGACCGGTTTAACGGATCTAAGACTTGTACCTTGTCAAAAGATACAGTTTTGGTCATGTTGAAAGATGGTACCTATGCGGTATCAGTCGGTAAACGTCATTATCCACGATCAAAAAGCGCAATAAAAATTGATAATCATGCAACGATCTATGGATATGAGGGGATTTTAGAATCTCCAAAAAAAGTGATAGAACAATTAAAACAAGGTAAAAAGGTTTTCACACGTTATCAGGAATGGCCATATCAGCATAACCGTGACAGTGAAATTGATTTGACAGGTTTCCCCGAAAAGTTTGAAGAAATGTTGGAGCTGTATAGACGGCTCTAAAAGGCAAATACAAATGACCCAGCGAATGCTGGGTTTTTTTATGGGTGAGGGAAACATGGCAGGAAACGATATTTTAAGCCGGATTCAGGTCTTGTTGGATGCGGATACTGCTAACTTTTCCGAAGGGATGCAGAAAGCTAAAGGGGAATCAAAAAGCACCTTTGAAAGCATCCGTGAAAATGCCAACAAAATGGGTAAAACTGTTGCAGCAGGTGCAACGACTGCTGTACTTGCCCTGTCAGCAATGGCTTGGGAAACAGCAAATCAAGCCGTCGAGTTAGAAAAATTTGCGCTACGTGCCAATACAACGACTCAAGATTTCCAAAAAATGGCGGTGGGTGCTCAAGCTTATGGCATTGAGCAAGAAAAACTCAGCGACATGATGAAAGACTTCAATGAAAAGTTGGGTGAACTCACTACCATTGGTGCTGGTGGCGGTGTCGATTTCTTTGAACAGATTGCGGTTAAGACTGAAGGATCGGCAACAGCAGCTGAAAAGCTGATTCTGAAAATGCAGAAACTTTCAGGTCCTGAAGCACTCCAGCTCTATGTCGATAAACTCGAAGAAGCAGGGGTGACGCAACAGCAAATGTCGTTCTATTTGGAGTCAATGGCTTCAGATATGACCGACCTTATTCCATTGTTGATCAACGGTGGTGAGGGTATGCAGCTCTATTCAGATGCTGCAGAACGTGCTGGCTTGGTAATGAATGAAGAAACCATTGCCCAAGCTAAAATCTTAAAAGAGCAAATATACTTGCTCGATTTACAGTTACAAGGTGCTAAAAATCAGCTGATGCAGGCTGTGATTCCTGCTTTTGTTGATATTGCACAGGCTTTTTTTGGTGGATCTGAGCAGGGAATTCAATTCTCTGGCGTGGCTGAAGGTATTGCAAAAGTATTGAAAGGTGTTGCTGCGGTAGCAATTGGAGCAGTCACATCAATTCAACTCTTGGGTAAAGCACTTGGTGGAATGGCCGCAATTGGCGGTGCAATCTGGAATGAGACCGACTGGTATGAAATGAATCCAATTGGTCTTGTGAAGGCAGCGTATGAAGCACGAGCAGAAATTTCAGCATTAACAAATGAAATGAAAGCAGATATGCACAACACCATCATCGGTGCTGCTGAACGTCTAGACGGGATGTGGTCAGGTACGAGTTCTGGCACAGCAGCTCAAATGGCAGCCTTGCGTAGTGTTGAGAAAACAACAGGCGGTGTGAATGCAGGTTTAGGCACATTAGTTGAGAAGCAGGACAAGGCAGAGAAATCCGCGAAAAAAGCCACTAAAGCCAATTCTGAATTGAATAAAGCCTTGCGTGATCAAGAGCGTGCTTTAGAACAAGCCAAGCGTCTGGTGTATGAATATGGCGATGAATTGCTTCGTATTGAAGAGGATCTGAAAAAAGACCTTGAAGAAATTCAGGGTGCAACCTTAAAGGTTGAAGCGAAAGATCGTTATTCTGCCCTGGCTAAAGCGCAGGCAGCTTCACGAAAACAGTTATACGTGGCTGAGCTTGAAAATGAGCTATATGAGCACCGTAAAACTGAAGAAGAAAAGCTTGCTGATGAATTGCGCATTAATAAGCTTCGTTTAGATGCTCAGCGTGGTCTAAACAAGAACGAGCTTGAACTGCGTAAAAAGGCTTTAGAAGACAAGTATCGGTTAGAGCTTTCTCAAATTGAGGAAGAAAAGCGTGCCCGTGTTAATTCTGCAAGTGCGGCATGGGGCGGTACTTTTGCAGATATGACTGGGCAGGGTGAAGATCATGCTTTGTCACAACAGCGTTTTTCACGCATTGACGAATCGCAGGAGCTGTTTGACGCTCAAATGGCGTTGGCAGATACCGCTGAAGAACGAGAAGCGATTTGGGAAGCGCACCACAACCGCATGCAGTTCATTGAGCAAGAGTACTTCCGTTCTCGTGCCAATATGCAACTGCAATGGGGCATGAGCTATGTCCAAGGTGCAGCTGGTGTCATGGCTCAAGTTTTTGGCGAAAACTCCAAAGCTTATCAGGCCATGTTTGCAGTGCAAAAAGCCATGGCGATTGCTCAAGTCATGATGAATGCGCCTGCCACGTTCTCTGCAGTAATGACATCTGCTTCAGCTATTCCAGTGGTCGGCCCATTCATTGCACCAGGCTTGGCAGCGGGTGCAGTGGCATTACAAATGGCTCAAGCAGCTGCGATTGGATCTGTTTCATTCCAGCCTGTCGGTATGGCGCATGACGGTATTGATCGTGTACCTGAAGAGGGGAGCTGGTGGCTCGATAAAGGCGAACGTGTCCTTAAAGAGCAAACATCATCAAAATTGGACAGTACGCTCGATGAGATCCGTCGAAGCAATCGTGAACCTGCATACGATATGCCACCGGTTGAACAGCCTATTTATAACATTCAGGCTTTAGATGGTAAGAGTGTCGAGCGGGTGCTGAAAAAACATAGCCGGCATGTTGCTGGCAGCATGAAGGGTTATGCAAGGAACTTCGGGAGATATAAATAATGTCTGATGTTTTATTTCCAGAACTAAGGATTGGTTATGACCTGACGCGAAAGCCGATGTTCAATACCAAAATTATGACTTCTGTGAATGGTCGTGAACTTCGTGCAAGTTATCAAGCGGTGCCGAAATATGAGTTTTCATTGACATTGCCAGGGCTTGAGGAACGTAAAGGCGAACTTCAAGCAATTGAAGATTTCTTTATTGCTCGTCGTGGTGCCTTTGATTCCTTTTTATTCAAAATGCCTTGGGATGATGAGTATGACTGTACTTTTGTCGGTGATGGTACAACGGCTTCATTTCAATTGTATAAGGGCCAGTTGCCACTAGGAAATACACAATCTCAAGTGGCAATGGATCTTGATCCGATATTCTGGAGTGAAGATGACAATCAGCAATTTTGGAGCGATAACGATGATGAATTGTTCTGGGATGACACGAAAATTACAGTCAGCAAAAGTGGTCTAGTTCAAGCAACAAAGCCATTGAAAGCCGGGCATAAATTTTCAGTGAAAGGCACCTTTTATTATCGTTGTCGATTTGCTGATGATAGCCAGGCATTCACGCTGTTCAGTTATCGACTATGGAAGGGTGAAGTCACCTTGATTGGATCATTAGGAAATAAAGTATGAGAGCAGCTTCTCCAAGATTAATTGCATTGCTTGATGCTGATCAGTTTGTGATGGCAGATCTCTATACCATTACAACGGTGCAAGGCGACATTTTTCGATACACGAATTATGACTTTGACCTGGTGGTTGCGGGTCAGGTTTATAACTCAGATGGCCCAATTATCAGCCGTGATGGAATTAGCCTCTCACTCGGTATTGAAGTCGATAATTTATCGATCAATATTGATTGTATTGACGATAACAAATGGAACGGCATCAACGTTGTTCAAGCCTTTCATAATGGCCAACTGGATGGTGCTCGATTTAAGTTGGAGCGGATTTTCATGGATATGGATACGCCAACGGACACCAGTGCCGGTGCCATCAAGCTTTTTGAAGGTCGAATTATTGAACCTGATTTAGATCGTAATTCTATTCAAGCCAGTGTCGCGTCAGATCTGGATGAATTGAATGTTCAAATGCCACGAAATCTGTATCAGCCAAGTTGCACGAATACACTGTTTGATAGTGCATGCGGTCTGTTACGTCAAAATTTCATGGTCGAAACGCTGATTGAATCAGGCAGTACTTCAGCAAGAATTTTATGCCAGGTGAATCAGCCTCAGGGTTGGTTTACTCAGGGTGTAATTGAGTTCTTGGACGGTGGCAATGCAGGTTTAAAACGTACGATTCGTATGCATGAATCAGGGGCTTTGTTATTGACTTTGCCATTGTTGGAAGCACCGCAGGCAGGGCAACGAATCAAGGTTTATCCAGGATGTGATAAGCGTCTTGAGACTTGTGATAACCGATTTAATAATTTCAGTCGTTTCCGTGGTGCGCCATTTATACCAGTGCCTGAAACAGCCGTTTAATCAAATTTGTATTAATCCATACCCGGCCATTGAGCTGGGTTTTTTTTATGGGGTGAGAAAATGCCTTTACCTACTGCAGCAGAATTAACAGATCCAAATGCAACAAATACACAGATGAAAAAGCTACTTGTTCGGCTGGCAGAGAATGCAGCAGGTATTGATCTAGCTACTGTAAAATCCAGAACGCTTGCTAACGCCACTGATTTCAACACACTTAATGTCGAAGGACGTTATATTGTTCCATCAAATGCAGCAGCGCTAACAATGACCAATTGCCCGTCACCATACGCAGGCGTACTTGAGGTTTTACCAGTTTCCCCAACATTAGTGATTCAGCGTTATACACCTTATGGGATTAATAAAAAAACACTCCAGCGAGCCAGCAATGCAGGGGCATGGCCGGCAGTATGGGAAGAAGTCTTATTTAAGAGTGAGGCGGATACCTTATATGCAACACCATCAGCCATTGGAGCTGCTAACAGTACAACCGTGAGCGCTATAACGCAGATTGATTACTACGGTAAGAAATATTCGACTGCAGAGCAGAATGGTTCTTCATTGTATGTAAATGGTGTTTATGCTGGCTATAACTCCACTCATGAAAAAGATATTATTTTTAATGCGTTAGATGCTCGTATTTTCAATGCTTCAAGCGCCGCGGTTGAATATCGTGTCTATATGGGTTCAAAGGTTACTGTAAGCCAGAATGGTAATTCTGTAGCTTCTCAAGCAGCAATTGCAGCGCCTGACTTTTCTGGGGTCTGTCCGTCATTTCCTAAAAATGACAATGGTCAAGCTCAAACAGTGATGTTTGACAAGGCTATAGCCATTCCAAAAAATACGCCATTTGTTATTGTATTTAAAGCAATTGACCTAACCCGCTTCTCTATCGCTCACGCTGCTACTGTAAATGGAAACTTAGAAAACCGCTCATTTAGTTTGTCTCAAGTGGCAGAAGACTGGAATAAACTGTCTTCAATAGGCAATGCTTCCCCATCTTTAGGTTATGTACAGGCGGGCTTTAAACTGCTGATTAAACTGCCGCAAAGCTCTGGTGGGACTACACCAGGTGAGGCATATTTGCCTAGTCTTGTTATGCCGCCAAAACTATACGCAATGCAGCGCACTAAAGTAGATACTGAGCCAAAAATCGATCAGACACTAGAAACACGAATCTATCCAGAACACTTACTTGTTGAGGATTATAAGCTGTACGAACACGATGTCACTTGTAATCGTGGCCAGCAGCGCAACCGTGGATTCGTTTGGAATGCAACACAGAATGATCCTGCTGGCTCGTATCCCTTAACATGGGCTTTGCACGATAAGCAGAAAGGTTTACAGGTTGCATCAGCTTCCACAACTATTCAACTTGCAGCACTCAATGCAAAGAGCGGCCAAACTGTTAAGGCATTAGTGATCGGTGACTCTCTTGTAAATGCAGGATATATCACTCAGCGTTTACTTGATATTGCTGCAGATGATGTCATGAAAGTTCAGTTGCTTGGTACACGCGGTACAGGATTGAATAAGCATGAGGGGCGTGGTGGCTGGAAAATTTCAGACTATGCGACTGCTGGACGAAGTGATTACAAATTTACAGTATCTGGAGTTACGACGGCACCTGCAATTAATTCAACTACCTATGGTTTTGATGGCCGAACTTATCTAGTTCAGGAGGTATCATTAAGTGGTGGGTCTGGATACATTATTGCAAGCCTATATTCAGGTGCTGCACCATCTTCCTTAGGTGTATCCGGAATACTAACAAAAGCAAACTCAGGCTTGGGTGATGCAACGATTAGCTTTAGTAATCTCGAAGCTGTACCAACAAATCCATTTTGGAATGCAAGCACATCAAAATTGGACTTTTCGCGCTATCTGTCTGTCAATTCTTTAGCCACTCCTGATTATGTTTTTATCCAACTAGGTGTAAATGACGTCTTTGGTCTGACTTCTGATAAAGCGGTTGAAGATTTTACAGTGGGAGCGTTTTCTCAGCTTGATAATCTGATTGCAGCAATCAAAGCTGCCGCACCATCAGTGAAGATTGCTGTTGCCGCTTCACCGGTTGGTGCAAATCAGGATGCTTTTGGTACAAGTTACGGATGTGGTCAACCCGCATGGCGTTATCGTCGCAATCTGGTGATGTATAACAAGCAATTATATGCTCACTATTCTGGCAAGGAAGCGCAAAGCATTTATGTATTGGGTTCTGGTGTTGGTGTGGACACTGAAAACAACTTCCCAGCAGAAACTCTTAAGATCAATGCTCATAATGTGGCGACGATCTCCGCGCAAAATAACGGTGTGCATCCTGACCGGTCTGGATATAACCAGATCAGTGATGGCTGGTTCCCGTTTATGAAGGTTGTTTAGTCATGAATAAGAATTATGACGCTGTTGCCGAAGCCATGACGTGGTTGGGTACACCATATCACCATCAGGGGCGTGTTAAAGGTGTTGGTGTCGATTGTGCAACATTGCTTTGTGAGGTTTATGAAGCAGTGGGGCTAATTGAGCATTACGATCCAGGTCCATACCCACCTGATTGGCACATGCATCAAATGGGCCAGCGCTATCTTGAGCACATTCAGAAATTTTGTGAGCAGGTAGATGATCCTCAGCCTGGGGATATTGTTCTTTATCATTTTGGCAAGTGCATCAGTCATGCTGCAATTGTCGTTGAGTGGCCAACGATCATTCACTCATATATCCATCAGGGGGTCATCCTCCAGGATGGAACCAAAGGAAGTTTAGCCCGGCGAATTGCCGGGTTTTATCGTTTAAGAGGGCTATAAAATGGGTGGTGTTTTTGGTGGTGGTACCGTCAGTACATCTGACAAGCGGATCAATTCAATGCGTATCCAGCAGTCAGCTTACGGTCTTTGTCAGCCTCTGGTTTACGGTAAAAACCGTGTTGCTGCCAATATGTTCTGGTATGGTGATTTTACAGCCACAGCCCATACAACAACGAAAAAACAAGGTGGTAAGGGTGGTGGTGTAAAAACCAAAAACACGACTTATACCTACAGCGCCTCATTCATGCTTGGGCTTTGTGAAAATAAAATCAAAGACATTGGGATTATCTGGCGTGACAAAGAACAGATTGTTCCTAAAACGGAAGGTGGTATTCAGCTTAAACCCATTGATCAGCTAGGGTTTGAATTATTTGATGGTGATCATAATCCTGTTTGGGGCTATCTCCCATCAAAGCATCCTGACCAGGCATTGCACTATCCATTTCTCGGTTATGTCGCATGTGCCAACTACGATCTGGGGGGGAGTGCCAGCTTATCGAATCACAATTTTGAAGTGATTAGCGATATTACATTCTCAGAAACGATTCAAGATGCCAATCCTGCAGATGTAATTGAAGACTTCATTACCAATCCACGATATGGCGCATCACCCAGTCTGCAAATGGCAGATTTATCTGAATTTCGGACTTACTGTACAGCAACCAATTTGTTGATCAGTCCTGCTTTGACAGAACAGCGTGAAGCATTCGAAATCATCAATGAAATTGTTGAAGCAGTGAATTGTGCCGTGGTACCTAGTCCAGACGGTTTGAAGATCCGTTCTTATGGTGACAGTGTCGTCAGTGGAAATGGGGTGACTTTCACACCAAATCTGGAACCAGTTTATCACTTAACAGATGACGATTTTCTGGGTGAAGATCAGCCGGTTCGTGTTCGTCGCAGCCGTGATACTGATGCCTATAATCATTGCCAGATTGAGTATGTAAACCGCTTCAATCAATACAATACTGAAACGGTGGAAGCTAAAGACCAGGCAAATATTGAAATGTTTGGTTTGCGTACACAAGATCCGGTCAAGCATGATTTTTTCTGTGAACCTAAAATTGCCCGCCATGCAGTACAGTTGCTATTGCAGCGAAAACTTTATGTCCGTAATGAATATGAGTTCGAATTAGGCTGGAAGTACTGCCGTTTAGAGCCGATGGACATTGTGACGATCACAGATGAGTCTTTAGGCTTGAATCGTTTCCCGGTACGTATCACGCGTGTCGAAGAAGATGAAGATGGAATGTTGTCTATTACGGCTGAAGAACTGGCTGTTGGATCTCGCTCTGCAGTTGAATATGACCTGCAATCCTCAAATGGGTACCAAGGTGGAAATGAAGAACCAGGAAACGTGAATGCACCGAATATTTTTGAGCCACCATTAGATTTGACAGGGGGTAAGAATCAGATCTGGGTAGCAGTGTCCGGTGGCATTAATTGGGGCGGCTGTAATGTCTGGGTCAGCCTAGATAATACAACTTATGAAATGGTGGGTACGATTTATGGTTCTGCTCGATATGGTGCCCTGGTTTCAGCGATTGATGCAGATGATACCGAGATGCAGATTCAGTTGAATACATCCAGCCAGATGTTCAGTGGTACGGTTGAAGATGCGGAAGTTGACGCAACTTTATGTAGAGTCGGTGACGAATATATTAACTACGTTGAGGCCACATTGAATGGATCTGGGCTGTATACATTGAGCGATGTGATCCGTGGACGTTTTGATGATGCAGGTCCACATAATTCAGGTGAATCATTTGTCCGTATTGATCGTGCCATTTTTAGCCATGATTACAATGAAAATATGGTTGGAAAACAGATTTATCTGAAGTTCACCAGCTTCAATGGGTTGCAGCAAAAAGAACAGACTTTGGATGAGGTGGCGGCTTATAGTCACACCATTACTGGCAGCCGTCCATCTGGCGTAAAAGGTCTATCCCTTCAGTCAGCCTTTGAAGGAACAAGCTTTAAAGTTCAATGGCAAAGTGCAGCTGGTGCCACAGGGTATATCGTTCAAATCATGTCAGGTGGTGTATTGCTACGTGAAGTTGAAACGACAAATACTGATTACAGTTACAGTATGGATGAAGCCAAGATTGACGGTGTTCAGCGTGCTTATACAGTTCGTGTGGCAAGTAAAAACGGCTCGATTGTCAGTACGTTTGCTGAATTAAATATCAATAATCCAGTGCCACCACAATTGTTGAACGTGTACACCTCCGCCACTGCAGATTCGATCACAGTGACTTGGATCCCAAGTGAAGTACCGGATCTGAAAGATTACCAGGTGTGGATCAGTACTAATGCAAACTTTGATCCTGATACAACGGCAGCACGTTGGACAGGTACTGAAAATGCTTGCACGATTACTGGCTTGCAATCAACGACCACATATTATGTGCGTGTTGCAGCACGAGATGTGTGGAAACCGACATCATGGAATTACTCAGCACGGATCACACAAGCCACTGCAGAAAGTTAAATTTTTCAAGTTCTAAGCACCTTCGGGTGCTTTTTTATTGCCAAAAATAGGGGGGCATATGCCTGACAGCGAAACATACGGAATGCGACTTGAAAAGAAACTCGATCAACTCCGACAAGAAATGGGTGTGTTGAATAACAACGTTATTCGACTGTCAGAACGTAATGAGCATTACCAGTCCCAAGCTGTAGCCAATCGACGTGACATTGATTTGCTGCAGGCTGATATGAACAGAGCTAAAGGCGGACTCACTTTTGCAAAAGCATTAGGTGGTTCTGCTATTGCGATGCTTATTGGATTTGGTGGCTATGTTGTTCAAGGGAGTAAAGCAATTGAAAAAGATAACGCTCTACTGAATCAAAAATTGGCTATTGCTGAATCTAAGCAGATCCGCATGGATACAGACCTTGCAGCAATACGAAATCAAATTGATCAGCAGAAAAATAAACCGTGAAGTGAGAAAAATCATGAATTTTATAAACGAAAGTGCCTGGAAATATCTTTCCGTAAAGCTCCCGATTTTGGGAGCTTTTTTAATGCTTGCAGCTTTAGTGTTGCAATGGGCATTAGACTTTAATTTTATTCCTCAGCAATATGCGCCTTTCATCATTGGCACTGTATTGCCAGCTTTGAGCTGGATAGGTCGTAAAATTGCACAGCCAAACCTGCAGCAACAATCTTTGAGGTTTGCCACTATTACTGCAGGCCATAGTAATTCTGATCCTGGTGCAGTGAATGGCAAAATTAAAGAAGCTGACCTGGTGACTAATTTCAGGAATGCGGTTTCTTTTTATTTGCGTGAAGCTGGTGTCCAGGTCAAAAACGATGGTACCGGATCGCAGAATGATCCGCTTTCATCGGCAATCAAGCTGATCAAAGGATCTAGTGTTGCGGTTGAATTCCATATGAATGCTGCGACTTCCAAACAGGCGAATGGAGTTGAAACAATTGCACTGCCACAAGATAAAGAATTGGCTCAGGATTTGTCAGCAGCTGTGGCAACGGCTTTGGGTAGCCGATTACGTGGTGAAGATGGCTGGATTGATCAGAGCCAATCGGCCCGGGGGAGTTTGGGCTATATCAATGCCGGTGGTCTGATTGTAGAACTTGGTTTTATCTCAAATGAAGCTGAGCTTGCAGCATATCAGGCACGTTATTGGATCGCAGCAAAAGCTGTGGCCAAAGTTCTGATTGAATATGAAAAGCGCAATTAA